AATCCAACCGAATTTGATTGGTGGAAACATAGATGAAGACCCGATCACCGCTCAGATAACAAAAATCAATGGTGGAACGACAGCAATATTAAGTTCTACAATATCAAAATTAAATGCTGGTGACGTTTACGTTCAACCAAAAATTTCTCCATTTGTCGGAAACCAACTTCCAGAAGTTTTGCAAGTAGACTTCCCGCTCTTTAAGACTTTCTTTGAAAAATACTATCAGTTCTTAGAACAAACAAATACATCGGACAGTACCAATCACGGACCATTGAAGGTACTTCAAGATTTTCTTAGCAAACTTGATGTTGACTTTAACGATGATGGTAGTCCAATCACCGATGACAATTTCCTAATAGAATTTTTCAAAGACTATGCTAAAGACTTTCCTCTGAAACAGAGCGCAAAGTTATCAAGAGTTATCAAAGATATCAATTCGTTCTATACTGCAAAGGGTAGTCCAGAAGCGATCAAATATCTATTCAAAGCTCTGTACAACGAAGATGTGGGTGTAGTAAACTCTGGTCAATTTATTCTTAGACCTTCATCAAACCAATTTACTCAAGACTATGTTATTAAAGTTTTTGAATCAGAATCGAATCCAAACAACCCCTTGGAGTTGGAAGGCAGGAGAATCGACCTCCACTATTCTGTTTCCGAGGGGGCTTCTACACAGAATTTAATTAAAACTACTACAGTAAAACGAGCTACAAAAATATCATACACCAACCCGCAAACATTTGAGTTGGTATTGGACTTACCTCCCAGTTTTACTCTGGTTGGGCCCGGCGTTGGACAAGATGGATATGACGATCAGTTGTTTGCTTATGTCTGCGGTAACGTTGGCACGATAACCGGCACTGGTACTGGTGGAATTTTTGAAAATCCCAGTTCCAGCGTAGTCGATGGAACATACACAATTACCGAGTCCGATTACACATCTTATCTAGATGTTGAATATCAAAATAATGTTGAGTATCCAAAAGGGACGTATGTCACGGCAAACGGTAAACTGTACGTTACTGTAAACGAAGGGACAACTGATTCGTCTGGTACTGGACCCACACATGAAAGTGGAGAAGTCTTGAACGGAACCTCAAAGTTTCGATTCCTATCTTTTGATGACCACAAGACAACATCAAGCACTGGCGCAGAATTTGAAGTAGTAATCCAAGGAAACTCCATAGATAGTGTCACTGTTAATTCAGTTGGCAGTAATTATGTTCTTGGTGAAATTTTTGAAATACCAACAACGGTATTTGGGGGCGCTGGAACGCCTCCCGTAAAGTTTAAAGTTGGCACAATTACTTCTGGTAAGATAGACCACGTTCTAATTACTGATGGTGGTACTGGATTTAGTGCAAATCCTGGCGTGACGATTAAACCAAACCCAGCTGATACTATCTTATCCGATGCAGCCATTTCAACAAGAATAACTGATGGTGTTGTCACTTCTACCTCGTTCATCTCAAACGCTAGAGGGATTGGATATAACAACCCACCAGAACTCAAAATAAACGTTGCTAATCTGTTTTCTTATATCACATTAGAAGGTGAAGAAGAATTAAAGGCTTTTCCTACTAGAGTTTTAAATGGTTCTACTTTCAATACAATATCTCCATCATCTTCTACTACGAATGGTGGTTTTAATATTGGTGATACTTTCAAAGTATCGGAAACGGGATCAACTCTTGGCCAGTATGCTATAGATTACTTCTTAGAAGACTACACGATTAGTGGCGCCACTAATAATGGATATATCAAAGTTACTGCTTTAAGTGACAACGGATACCCAAGTGAATTTGAAGTAATTGCTGTTGGCGCTGGATACTACAGAGCTGACTTCAAATTTGATATTGTTTCTGACTCAGATCAAACTTGTACAATCGACGTAACCACTGGATATAATGCGCTTCTCGCTGGTGTGTTTAAAGACGCCGGAAGTTTCTTGTCAGATGCAAACAAAGTATTTGATAACAGAATTTACCAACACTTCTCATATGAAATTGAGAGTGAAAGACCTCAGGCCGAATGGGATGGGTATGTCAAAAGAGCTGCTCACCCAATTGGATTTGGTGTCTTTGGAAACTTGCAGATTAAACAAGATGTTGATTTGTCCTCAAACTTTGTTGTTGAGACTGATGTCTACATGTTCTTCAAATATCCAGAAATTGAAGAGATATTGATTTCGGATGATGACTTTGCGAAAGATATGCACAAACCCTCGATTTCGGATTCGATATTCCCAGGCGATGGTCTGTCAACCAGACAAAATATCGGAGTGGTGGTCAACAAATTTGATGTTACTCAGGGCAAAACCGATTCCTTTGAATTGTCAGATGAGTTTGGGCCCTATACACTGCAAGGTACGGAAGTACAAAACGTCTACGCTACCGAGGATGGAACTATCTTGGGAGCTCCATACTTCTTTGTCCACGGGGATAGGGAAGATGATTACATAGAAAGATTTGCGAATGGTGATTACTTCTTAGAAGACTATGTAGAACAAGGAAACCCATTCAAAGATATTGAGATGGTGCTTGACTCCACTACTACTGGCGGATATGCTACCGACTATTTCTTAGAAGATTATGCATTGGTTTTAGATGCAGACCCAGAGAGAGGAACAACACTTGTCTTTATAGATGATGCTGTTTCTAGTTTAAGTGTTCACATCGAAGTTGCAGGTGGCGTTTCTCCTGTAGATGGATTATATGCTACTTCAGATGGTACACTTACCGGAGACCCATACTTCCTCCAAAATCCAGATTCTGCCGACGATTATGTGCGCCGAGTAATTCCGAGTGGAGACGAAATAACTTTAGACGATTCGAGTATTACAGTCGCCTTCATTTTCTTCAGAACTTCTCCGACAGACTTTGACGAAGAATCTGTAACTATAGATGACACGGCAGTGCCAGAATTGAATAGGGTTCTTGCAGAAGATATCTTGTTTGCTGATGCGTTTGATCGATTTGAGATAACTACAGAACAGTCAGACACCATTAACATCGATGACTCTACTGTGTTTGATGTCACCAGACCTGTTACTGACACATACGATGTAGATGATTCTACAGAATTTGATGTGACTACAACTGCTGTTGATACGATGAACATGCAGGACATCCCATCGGTTGAAGCTCAACCAGTTACCACAGATACATTTGCACTGGCTGACTCCCTAGACAAATTTGACATTGGTGTTGGACCGAGTGATACAATCGCATTCGGAGATGGCACAAGTTTTGAAGTAGCGACTTCACCGACAGAAACTCCAAATGTAAATGAATCAACAGAATTTGATATTACTACCGGAACTACGGATACATTTGGTGCCGCTGATAGTGGTAGTTTAATATCTCAATCTTATATGGAAGACTTAACATATTTTGCTGAAGATTATGTTGCAGATTCCGTAATTAACTTCTAGAAACATTATAAATAAGAAGATCACAGGCAAAACAAATCCCCAAAGGAGATACAAATGCAACATTCTACTGCCTTAAATGCCAAAGGTCGTTTGACCATTCAACAGTTTGATAAGGAAGGCAACCTTATTCACACAGAAGATACGACTAACGTTGTTGTTAGTGACGGTCTTGATTATATCACCGAGCGTATGAAAGACGCTACTACAACTGTCATGTCTCACATGGCTGTTGGTTCTGACAACACTGCTGCTGCAGCTGGTGATAGTACCCTTGGAGTGGAACTTGGTCGAGTCGCTCTTACATCAACAACCGTTTCCAGTAATACTATTACCTATGTCGGAGATTTTCCTGCTGGTACTGGTACTGGTGCTGTCGTTGAAGCCGGTGTCTTGAATAACGTTACTGGTGGTGATCTGCTTTGCAGAACAGTATTCTCAGTAGTGAATAAGGCTGCCGCGGATACGTTAAAAATTACTTGGACGCTGACTGTAAGCGACTCCTAATCTTAATTTTTAGGAGTTTGCCGAATGGCTATATTAATACGAGACCAAGCAAGGGTACAACAGGCAAGATCATTTTATAGAGATATCTACAATGACAATGATAGATATTTCTTAGCTGCCTCGCGTACCTCCACTTGGACAGTAGACACCGATCCTGACACCTCTTTTGATAACAGGATCGACATGTCACAATTTCGGAGAGACATTCTTTTTGTAAAGAAGGTCCAAAACTCCGATGTAGCCATGCTTGCTAGAAGGATCGATTGGGTAAGTGATACAGTGTATGACCAGTATGACGATGCACTGACTCCAACCAATACTTCCAACTCTGGTGCAACATCACTTGATGAAGCAAACTTTTATGTTCTTACAGAAGATTTCAATGTCTACAAGTGCATGAATAATAATTTTAATGCACCGAGTACAACGAAACCGTCTAGTACAGGAACAGAAGTTTTTGAAACTGCTGATGGATACCAGTGGAAGTTTCTATTTCAAATAGGTGCTTCTGATAGAACAAAGTTTCTGTCCAGCGCTTATATGCCAGTGAGAAAAGTTTCTGGTGGAGGAGAACCGGACTTTGATGTAAACGGCGAGATTGATAATATTTCCATCTCTAATAGTGGCGCTGGATATACAAGTTCTCCGATTGTTACTATACAGGGAGACGGCATTGGTGCTGTTGCCACTGCTACCGTTTCCGGTGGAGTGGTGACTGCGATTACCATCACAAATGGTGGTTATGGATACAGTTTTGCAGACGTTGTTTTGACGGGTGGTGGTTTTACCACACTGGCGACAGCTGATGCTTTGTTGGGGTCTACCGAATCCAACACACTTCAAGGTCCAGTAGAATCCACTGCGGTGAGAGGAACGATTGATAATATCATTATTGATAATATCGGACAAGACTATGTAAACGGTGACGCACTAGTTAAGATCGAAGGTGATGGTCAAGGCGCCCAAGCAGCATTGGTAATCAATACAAACGGAAACGTCGAGTCGATATCGATTACTGACCCTGGCGTTGGATACACGAAGGCTACGGTAACACTTACCCAAACTTTGGGTTCTGGTACTAATGCTTCCTTTAGGGCAATCATTGCTCCTTGGGGTGGACATGGTTCAAACCCACAACAGGAATTATTTACCAGAAGGGTTGGTATTACCATATCCTTTGATAACGACTCACAAGATTTGATTACATCCAATGATTATAGACAAGTTGGATTGTTGAAGAACATACATCCGTATGGAAACACAACACTTTTCAATGACGCAACGGGTACGGCCTGTTTTACAGTTGGCACTTCAACCCCAACCAGTTTTGCTCCAGATGATAACATTACAACCGATAGTCAAGGAGAATTCTTAGTTACTCAGATCAGAGATGCAAACGAAGATCAGACAGACGATACCGTTTACTTGCAAGAGATAACTGCTGGTATTGCAGAGTCAGATACTTTGACAAATAACACACAAGACATCACTGGACTGACTATAAATAGTAGTACTCTTGCGAATCCCGAAATAGATGTTAGATCGGGAGAACTTTTATATTACGACAACAGAAAACCTATCACCAGAGACGAAGATCAAGTTGAGACGGTGAAGTTAATCTTTACGTTCTAGGGAAAAAAGATGGCAATCAATTTAAATGTATCTCCATACTATGATGACTTTGATGCAAATAAAAAGTTTAATCGTGTGGTCTTCAAACCCGGCGTTGCCGTGCAGGCTCGCGAACTTACTCAAATGCAGGATTACTTTTATGAAACCATAAAAGACTTTGCAGAACATTTGTTTGTTGATGGAGCCGCGGTCAGTGGATGTGAAGGAAGTATCAATCTTCTGGAATACATAAAAATATCTGACGTTGATAATGCGGGAGTTACTGTTTCAAACGACTCTCTAGAATCATATACTGGAGACGCGGTAATTGGCAGCGTAACTGGAATTAGGGCAAATATTACGGCGGTCAAGTCTGGGTTGTCCACCAATGTCACAGCAAAGAAGATTCTTTACTTAGATTATAAAGTAGGTAATACCGATGGCGCCGGCGACAACACCAACAAAAGATTTGATGCTGGTGAGACTCTTACTGTAGTATCCGACGATTCCGATAGAAACGGCGATACGTTTGTTGTAGACACTAATACAAACTTTGATAGTTTTACAGAAAATTTTTATGGACTGGCAATGGATTTTGTTATTCCAGAAGGCGTTTTGTTTATTCAAGGTAAGTTTGTAAAACATGAACGACAAATTATTAGACTTGATGATTACAGTGCTCGAGTAAATTATTTTATTGGTGTAATTCTCAAAGAAGAAATTGTCACCTCAGATTCAGATGGGACTTTGCTAGACCCAGCGACAGGAGCTTTTAACTACAATGCCCCAGGCGCGGATCGAACAAAGATTACAACCGTCATTGAGAAGGTTCCTTTTGGTGCAGAGTTTGCAAACAATACCTATTATGACTTAGGCCAACATGTTTCCTTTGATGATAAACTGTATGAAGTTACAACAGCTGGTACTACTGGAGCTCTTGATGAGTCAAACCCAGGCCCAGTACACACATCCGGTTCACAAACTTTCGGCAGTGCGACTTTTACTTTCTTCCCATTCCCAGAAGACTTTACCGCTGTGTACAAGGTGCAAGACGGTGCCATTGTCAGGAAACTCAATCCAGAGTTGAAGGAGTATTCTAGACTTGGTGTAACTCTTGCTGAAAGAACATACGAAGAGTCGGGCAACTATGTAGTTGAACCGTTCACTCTGGAGTTGTTAGAACACCTTAAAACAGTCAAGGGGTCTACATTCAATACTTCAGTTAATACCACTTATGCGTCAAATCAGTTTGTAAACCATAACGGCAATCTGTATTATTCTTCTAACACCGGGCCGGCCGAAGCAGCTGCTGGAGCGCCTCCGGTTCACACTAGTGGCACTGTAACTTCTGGTGAAGTAAAATTTACCTATGCGGGAGACTCGTACAGATTTGATAATAGTGGTGTATATCTCTCAAATGATCCTATCAACCCAGGCGATCCAAATGCTTTGGTTGCTAAGGTCTCGCCAGGCGTTGCATATGTAGATGGATACCGAAGAGACTTTGGTGCTGGTGAAGCAAATACATATTTAAAAGTTAGAAAAGGTGTCGCCACAGAAACAAAAGAAGGACTAGATACTAACCTCGGATATGGAAACTATTTTGAGTGTAGAGAAGTTTGTGGCGATTGGAGTATGGAAGCGGGCGATACGATTGGCATCTATACCAACCAGACAGTTTCCGGTGGTTCATTTGCCGTCGGTTCCCAGTACCAAATCGTTACAGCGGGTACTACCGACTTTACGCTGATCGGTGCCGCTGACTCTGCTGTAGGAACTATATTCACCGCTTCGGGCGCTGGTACTGGATCGGGTACTGCTGCTCTGCTTTCTGGTGCAGTCACTGACGGTACATTCTCTTCAACTGCTGCACCAGCTACATCTGACAAAATTGGCCAGTGCCGAGTCAGAAGTATCAAACTGTTAAATGGAACACCAGGCGATGCCGCTTCTAGATACAGAGTATTTGTCTATGATGTAAAAATTACTAGAGGTAATATAACAAATGCAAGAACCTTATATTACAATGGACTTTCTGGTGGTTCTTTTGCAAACATCATTTTAGAAGCCGGAATAGACATTGACGGTGATCCCATTGTCTTTGCTGATTTAAAGGGCCGATCACACAACAAGATGGTATTCCGATGTCCTTGGAGATCAACGAAGACTCTTTATGCTGAAGCAGGAAATACATTAGACACCCAGTATTACTACACGGAGGAGTTTTCGGGACTCAGTACCGACAATGCTGGCACGTTTCAAGTGTCCATTGCTGGTCTAGGTTCTGAATTTAGTTTCCCATATTCTGCCACTCCCACTGCTGCTCAGATGACCGATTCGTTCTATCTTGTAAACAGAGGGAATTCGGTTACTATAAGCGGTGTAGTATATCCGCCTGGCGCAATTATTCCCATGACCCCCTCTATGGTTACTGCTTTTGCTTTTGACCAAATGGATTTTGACCTCACATCAGGTGGTGGTGTAGGAGCTATGAGCGGTGCTGCTGACTTATATTTACAAGTCAAACTGAAAGTAACTGATGCCGTTCCGGTCACAAAGAACTTAAACACTTCACGGTATGTTAAAATCCGCACAGTAGATAATGCTGGTGGTGCATCTGGTCCTTGGAGTCTTGGTGTTTGTGATGTCAATGAAATTGAAGCTATCTATGTTGCAGACGGTGAAAGACAAGGCGGACACTTTGATGACGCTGACAATCCAGTAAACTTAAAAGATAGTTTTAACTTGGACAATGGTCAACGTGACAATCTTTATACTCACGCCAGTATTTCTAAGAAGGGTACAGAAGCAATTGACTTATCAAATAAGTTGATTACGGTCAAATTTAGTCACTTTGACCCAGACTACGATAGTTCCAACGGAACATACTTTGCTTTTGATTCTTATCCAGTTGACGATACTGGTGCTACTGGTATATACTCACACGAAGTACCGTACTACAGATCAGAACTTTTCGGCACAATGGATTTGAGAGACTGTATTGACTTCAGACCATATGTTAAAAATACTGCCGCTAGTTCTCTAACATTGGCTGGTGCTACACAGAACCCCTATAGGACCGAAGACTTGGATTTGCCTAATAATGGTATTCAATATCCGATTCCAGCTACTGCTTTCACCACTGACGTAACATATTACCTACCTAGAATCGACAAAGTTTTCATTGACAAGTTTGGTAGAATGACGATCAAAGAGGGTCTATCAGAAGCTAAGGCTAAACCCCCTGTATTGAAACAGGGTATGCAAATAGCACAAATTTACATTCCTCCGTTCCCGTCTATTTCCAGAAAAGTTGCGATAAAATATGGCAAACTGGAACAGTCTGCAACCTTTGAACTACAAGGACAAACTAAACGATATACCATGGCTGACATTGGTAATATCGCAAAAAGAATTGATAGGTTGGAGTATTATCTTGCATTATCTCTGATGGAAATGAGTGCAAAGGATACACAATTACTAGACGCTAACGGGAACGACAGATTTAAGAACGGTATCTATGTCAACGCATTTGATAGTGACCTTCTTAGTGATCTTGCTGACCCCAGCTATAACTGCGCTTACGACTCTATAGCAAAACTAGCAGAACCAAACTACGAAGAAAGTGATGTTGATCTAGTTATTAACCCAAATCACCAGAGTTCTACTTGGAAATTTATGGGGCAACACATAACAAGACCTTACGTTAAAGAGGGATTGTTTGAAAATCGTTTTGCTACTAAGACTAGAAATTGTGTTGGAGAATTGTTGTTCAACTATACTGGTAAGATGGAGTTGTTCCCAAGATCGGACAACTTTGCTTCTACTAGTACAATGGAACCGATGAACCTCACTTCCAACAACCAAGCAGCTGTACAAGCTGCAGCTGCTTCTGTGAATGCCTCCAAGAATGTTATTGGTACTTCTAGTGCTATCACTACCGGCGCAGTTGCTGGAGTGCCTGGTTCTTTTTCTGGCAAAAAAACTACGACAACAACCAACTTTGAACCAGGCGGTGATGGTGCCTTTAAAATGGAGAGTGAGGAAGTATTTAACCCTCCTCTGCCAGCAGGATCAACCACCCCAAACAACCCAAATGGATGGTTCGAGAAAGTTGAAGACGGCAAAAAAACAACAACAACAACTGGTAACATCGATGTTAGTGGTTCCTTTGATACTACAACCACAACTTCAAGTATCGTGCAGTCAACAACAGAATACCTATTAACTGCTTCTGCTAAATCAGCTGGTTCATTGGAGTTTAATATAGGTGATGTAGTAAGAGATGTTTCTCTCTTGCCGTTCATGCGAGCCAAAGCAATTGGAGTCAGATGTTCTGGATTGAAACCCAAAACTAAACTGTATTGTTTCTTTGATGACGTAAACGTAACAGAATTCTGTGAGTCAATGCGTGTCAGATCAACCTCTGCCGGGCCTGGATTTGATGATTCTATTGGTCTGGCTTGGCCCACTAGTAGACAGACAAGTATTAGAGAAGTTCTTTCTAGCGGATGCACTTTCAATTCGGGAGAAACGATTGATGGTGTTGTCCATTTCCCCGATGTAATTAAGACCGATGACGCGGGTGATTGTGCATTTACTCTTAATCTGCCAGGCGATAGATTCCCTGTTGGTACTAGAAGAATCTTTGTTGTAGATGACCCTACGAATAGAAACAACTTTATTACTACGATGGCAGAGAACCAATATTCCGCATTTGGTATGCACCAAACAACGCAGGAAGTAAGTTTGACTGCCGAGTTATATCAACTAGAGTATGGTAGTACTACGGGTGGTACGAGTAGTGCTGTTGTTGGTACTACAGTAACTGGTGTTGAAAATAGTGCAGCTACAATAAGTGTCGATATCACAGACGTAGAGACCACGATTGATGTAACCAACCCAGTATATGTATTCCACCCGCCAATTAGGTTTGGCGATCCTATTGCACAGTCGTTCGCGGTAGATCAGTCACCGACAGAAGTATTCTTATCTAGAGTTAAGGTTTGGTTCAGATCAAGACCGGGCGAAAAGGACGGAATTTCCAATCTTGATACCAGCCCAATCAACACTGGTACTGGTAGAAAACTAACGATGGAAATCAGACAGTGTAATTCAGCTGGTTATCCAACAAATGTTGTGATTGGCAGATCAACACTGCCTTACAACGCGATCAAAACTACACCCGACCTGTCTGGTGGAAACGCTACAAACTTTGACTTCAGAGATGAGTTTTCTACGAACTTTGACTTTGGTAAGGGTCCAGATTTAAGCTCGTTCAGAACTGGGAATGTTGCTGACTTTAGAATTGGTCTTTCACAAGAAAGTCTCCAAAAACCAGTTGTTCTTGATCCAACCAAAGAATATGCTTTTATTATAATTCCAGAGAATAATGATCCGAATTATGACATCTGGTGTTCTAAGTTGGGTGAGACTAAAATTGGTACTGCAGCAGATAGAGTTACCGCAGAAGAAGCTTTCTCTGGAATTCTATTCACATCTGCTAATAACAGAACGTGGACTCCACATCAACAGGAAGATTTGAAGTTTGTTATGTATGCATGGACATTCCCCACTGGAACTGGTGAGGTTGAATTCGTCAACGAACACGCAGAATTTGTAAGTGCAAAAGACTTTATTGGTGGCAAACCTGACAAGAACGAGCCAGGAACTTGGTATAGTTTCAAGAACTCGATTGGCAACGCAGGAACTGGATACAGTGTCGGTGATGTAATCAATATAGACTCTTCCACGAAAACTAATGTACCGAGTGGAATTAAGTTTGAGGTACTAACTGTAGGTGGCGGTGGCGAAGTTCTGACGATTAAAGCACTCCAATATTCTGATGGTTCTAACGCCAGTTACAGAAATTGGCCTTACACTTGCGGTGTAGACAGTATTGGCCAAGGCAATTTCGAGTTTATCAACGGCGATCTCAGCACCCTGCTTCCTGTGCCTTGTCAATCAGACGTTGTTTTTGCACAAGGATCTACCACTGGTAGTGGTGTTGGATTTACTGTCAATATGCGTCCCAAGAAGATGTTAATGAAAAAAGTGGATAACGTGTTGGATAGATACGACTTCATTCTCCCAGACGCACCCTTTGAAAGAGAGGTTGATGTCACTGCAATCCTAAACGGAGATACTTCACTGTTACCTCAAGTTGATGATTTGTGGTTCCAAAGAAAGATTGGGATAAAATCATTCTATATCAAAGAGGCTGGTCTCAAAAAGATTATTAATGTCACTAGAACAAATATGACGCTCAGGGATTATGACTCTACTGATACTCAAGTTTTCCGAGCGGTTACAAATTCGTCCGGTGTCAACCAAGCAGGTAGTACATTCACGCCGATGATTCCGACAATGTTGATGCCCACTAATCAAGAATGTGCTGTATATTCTCTCAGTGGAGAATTGGGATTCGCCGTAGGTGGAAACATCATGGAGAAAAAGAGTTACCGACACAGGGTTCAACTCAGTAATGCTGTATCGACAGTATCACCAATATTAAATCCATCTAGAACTTCTGCTGAAGTTAGAGAGTACTTGGTGAACAACGATTATGCAAATGAAGAGAATGCTGCTGGTGGTAATGCTAGGGCTAGATTTATTAGTAAGATTGTTAGACTGGCAGACGGACAAGAAGCAGAAGATATTCATTTGTCTGTTGGACAATTTACTCCGCCTGGATCAGAAGTTAAGGTATATTTTAGGGGAGTAACCGCTCACGACGATATTGATATTAGGAGAGAGAAGAACTGGGTTGAGATGGTCTTTGGTTCAAATAACCGAAATGGTTCTCTAAACAACAACTCATTCGTAGATATGGAATATAAACTACCTCAGACTTCACTGTCCGGTGGTAAGTATTTTTATGACACCAGTAGACTCAACCCAACCGCTCTAGTTTTGAATGGGGGTAGCGGGTATAGTTCTTTGGACGAGGCTACCGTCTTTGTTGATGGAGGCACAAGTACTGATATTGTGTTCAGAACCATAAATAGTGGAGTCCTACAGGGAGATTTTGATGTATTGAACCCAGGCGCCAACTTTAATGGGGTCGCGCCGACTATCAAGATTGGATTGGATCATCAGGGTAGTGAAACATATCCAGTAAATACTGTTGTTGCTGATACCGATACTACTGCTGGGGTAGAAAGAATCTACAGATGTATAACGCCTGGTACAACCAATGCATTGTCTGAGAACACAAACCCTGGCCACGCACTTGATGGTTCTGCTCTCAATGACACCGCATCAGACGGGACTTGCGTTTGGCAGTATATTGGTGATAGGGCAACATTCACCCCCAGTAGTATTCAACTAGAAACTGTAACACACACCGGATTTAAATATTTCCAGTGTAAGATTGTATTACTTGCATCGAACACTTCTGTGATACCAAGACTAAAACAACTGAGAATGATTGCCTTGCAAGCTGGTGTACAGGATAGTGCATAAATAAAATGGACATGGACAATAAAGTATCAAGGAAACACTTTTCTAGAGATGAAGGTTCTGGCGCATTGTTGTCTGTTGACAATGATGCCCTTGCTGCATACAAACAACGTATTGCAAAACAACAGATATCGAAAAGAAATATTTCCAAAATGTCAGATGATATAAATAGTCTGAAAGAAGAATTTCAAGAAATGAAAGACCTCTTGATACAAGTTACTAATTCTTTAAAACAAAATGATAGATAGGGACTAAAATGGCTACGATAACTTTAAGGGCATCGAAGGGGTCTCCGCTCACTAACACCGAGGTGGACACCAACTTTACGAACCTCAATAATGCAAAATATGAGAGTGGTGATAATGCATCTTTCGGAACACTGACGGCATCGGGTAATTTAACCCTTGGTGTTGCCGCGGCAGTTTCTGCCGCTGGTGCTGATGCAGCTACCGCTACTGCACTCACAAAAACTTACAACATCATCTCGACTGCTTCTTCTGGTCAGGGTGTTGTACTTCCTGCTGCTACTGCTGGATTGCTTGTAAACGTCTTTAACACTAGTGGTAACACTGTTAAGGTTTACGGTAACGCAGGAACAGAGACTATTGACGGATCAACGGCCGTCGATCTGGTAACTGCTAATGGTTACGAATTAATTGCTACGGGTACTGGTACTTGGAGTCAGGTTGGTTCCGGTGGTAGTAACGTAGAAGATTTCACAATCAACGGTACTGCTGAACTTCTGGGCGACTTGAAAATTGGCGTAACTGCTAACGTATCTTCTGCTGGAACGAATCAATCTGATGCAACTGAACTCACAGAAACTTTCAACATAATTACTACTGTTGGTGGTTCTACGCAGGGTGTTAAATTGCCTACCGCCGCGGCGGGGTTGTCAATCATTGTGACGAATACCACAACGACCGATTGCGAATTGTATCCGAATACTTCAGATTCTATTGAGGGTGGTACTGCAAACATTGCTGTTACTCTTCCCGCAAAAACCACATTTACTTTGACATGTAAAGATGCTACTGATTGGATTAAACACAGAAGTATTGCTGTATATAATTCTAGTGGCACTTTGATTAACTAAGGAGTTAGAAATGGCTGGTCCAATAACACTTGAAGCTGGAAGCTATCCAGTAGCCGCTGATGGGTTACAGGGATTTCGTGAACTGACAGCAACTCAAATTAGGGAACAGATCGCTGGTGTTATTACCCAAAAGTTTGCTACTGATACGGATGGGTCTGGTACTGCTGAACTGAATGTTGTCACTGGAGGTTCTGCTGGTTCTGATGAGATTGGTACTTTCTCAGACAGAGCAAGAACGGAATCCGTGGGAACTCACCCCGCAGCTGGCACTCTCACTACAACTACATTTCGTTTCAATCAACCCGTTGCGAGTGTGAGTGAGTCCGGTCAAATCAGACCATTGCGATGGACAAACACATCCGTAGATGAAATGACGGACGGAGAAATTGATTCCGATATTTTAGACGAAGTTATCCAGGCAATGGCAACGGAATCTGCTAACACAGTAGGACAGTATAAAATCGATACTTCTACCCCTTCTGGTGGAACGTGGACCGCTCGGTATACTATCCCAGATACGCAAACCGATGGCACTACCATAAACTATTATCTTTGGCAAAAAACTGCGCCGACAACGGATGCAGGTTCTGATACCAATATGCTTCTCCAAACTGATGTAGATGGTAACATTGATGAGATGGCAGACGCTGATGTAGAAACTCTAGTTCCTGCTTTCAGAAACAGAATCATTGCTTCTGGTGTTGGTACATATTTACTACAAACTGGTTCTCCGACTGCTACTGGGACTTGGGCTCAGATGGGTGGAACCATGACCGACCAAGTTAAAGACATTGTTTCAGAAAATTATTCTGGTGAATATGCTGGTTCCTATGTTGGATACTATGACAGAATATTCAACGGATTCTTGGAAGGTGCCTATGCTGGTACATACTCAGGAACTTACTACGGTGAGTATGCCGGTAACACTATTCAAACTTCTAGTTCTACTCAGGAAACGAAACAACTCTTTATAAGAACTGCTTAACCATTTGACATATATACTAGATGAGTGTTATAATGCACTCATAGTATTTTTTATAGTATGAGGAATATCATGGAACCCCAACCAAAATATCGCAACCCCCGCTGGATCAACAAAGAGAACCGCAGAGTTTTCTGTGAGATTCTTATTGGTGACGTTTACCGCCCCTGTAACATCAACGTTGGAAATCCAGAAGAAGGACTAGTCAACAAAGACTTTGATGCGATCATGGAAGAGTTTGGAGAAGAGGTGTTGAATGAGAACACCAAACTTCACAAAGAAGGTGTTGACGAAGAACATAAGAAAAGAGAAGAGATGCAGGAGGTTCATGTAAACAGGGTGAAACAAGAAACTCTGTTTGAAATGAAACTGCAAGCATTTGAGTCCGAGTACATCAAAAACTCTGACAACAAAGAATTCAAAAAACTTCTTAGAAAATCAAAGTCACTCATCGAAGTACAAGCAATCGCGACTATTCTTATTCAAGAAGAACTCAATAAGTCAGAATGAACGGATATCTATATGTAGCGACAGTCAGATATGAATATTATCTGGCTGCGAAAGAGTCTGCCCTGTCCCTTCTAGATTTTCACCCAGAAGCTAATATTTGTTTATTTACTCTACCAGAATGGGTAGAAGAAGAAGATCATGAAATATTTGATCGCATTGTCACGGACATACCCAATCACACTAGAACAAAACTATGGGCTCTATCAAGAACACCATATGATCTGACACTCTATGTAGACTGCGACACATGGGTTCAGAGTGAAGACATCCAAACTATATTTAATTATATTGAAGACAATGATATAATCTTCACTCGCAATCGACCCTACAATTCAAAGATCACTCAACTAAATGAAGAAGAAGAGATGATCTACCATTGTGGCATTTTTCTGTACAGGAAGAATATGCAGATAGTTGAGTTGATGGACGATTGGTATGAATACTATTGCAAACAGATCAACAGAGATCACGATATGAGTCCGTACCCAGAAAAGGCCAGACCTTGGGATACGTTTACCATGTGGTACTTACTAAATAAAACCAAACATAAAGATACCATAAAGATAGGAGATTTTCCATCACCAGATGCGAGGTGGAATTTTTGTATGGGGCAAAGGCCAGAAGAGTTAGAAGGTCAAGATGTAATCATCACTCACTACAGCTTAGGAAATGTCACACTAAATGAGAAGCATACCAATAAATCAAGAGCTGCACAAGTTTCTTGACGATTATATTTCTTGGTTCAATAAGAAAGATTTTAAACTCCCAACCGAAGAAAACCACAAGGACGGTTTGGGGATGGATTACTATTGTTCCAAGGAATATCTAGACACCGTAATAGAAAAAGGCAAAGATCACAGAGGTCCGCCAGAGTTTGGTATTACATGCAGTTTGCAAAGAAATACAAATGTACCAGAAGATGCTAGATTAAAGTCACTGGAGTTTTGTTCTTCCCTATCTTCTTATCTGGGAGCAAAGTATACTGCGGTACATGTATACTATCCACCAAACGGATTCATGTCGTGGCACTGTAATTGGGATTGTCCCGGCTACAATATTCTATTATCTCATAGTGACGGTGGTGGATTCTTCAGATACCTAGAAGATGGTGAGATCAAAAACACCCAAGACCCAGCTGGATGGTCTGTTAAGGTGGGATATTATGGTAGTAAAGATGAGACACCATATTGGCACTGCGCGGGGTCAACTAGTCCTAGACAAACTATTGGATTTGTTGTTCCAGATAAAAATATGTGGGAGATGATGGTAGAGGATATTAGTGCAGAATGAGTTTGATGCACAAAGAAGGCGATCAACTCTGGCCAAAAGTTAAAACCGTTGACGATGGACGGGTTGTTGGTTATGAATCTAACAGCATCACCGAATATTTGTTATCCGACAATCCAAATTTTTCTAGCTACAATGAACACTATGGTCACCGAATATCATATGACTTCAATTTTGCTGGACACAGAACACCAAAAACTTTTGATAAAACAAATCACTTCTTAGTTGTAGGTGGTTCTCAGACCTTTGGTATTGGAGTTCCAGAAGATAAGTGCTACCCATCAATGATTGCAAAAAGTTTGGGTATGGACTATTACAACATGTCTTTGCCTGGTGTGTCGCATGACATAAACATTTCAAATCTATTATGGTATCTATCCACATACTCTCCCAGATTTATATTGTGGGAGTGGTTATTCGATTCAAGAAATTATATAATTCTTCCGCATATGGATGATATGGTTCTCCCTCTTATTTCAACCCATGTACAAAAATATGAAGAGGTGTTTGATCTGCGTGGACTGTCGGAATTTTTTCTGTCTTGCAATGACATTGGATATAATAAATCTCGCAGATTGCTGCATGAGATGGCATTAAAAAATATTTCTAATATGCATCAAGTCTATCAATTTGATTTCAACAAGGACTTTGAAGTAAATTCCGTTGACGTTGGCAGAGAAGGATTCCACTACGGAATTGATACTCACCAATCAATTGCAGACAGTTTAATCAAAAGAATCCTTCCTTCTGGCCGATAATCATAAACCTATCGTATTCTTTTTTTCCGTCCCAAGAGTGATAAGTTTGTTTGATGGTGCCCTCAAATTCTGCATCAGGCAATCCGATCTGATCTTTTAACTCTTCAATAGAACCCACACAGTTTATACCATACATCTCTTCAACCACGTTAGAGTTTTGCATGGCGAATACTGCATTGGGATTCTTTGTAACTAGTTCTTCTAGGGGATACATTTGTTCTGTGTGAATACAGATCACAACATCTACTTCAATCTTGTTGAGGTTTTCAAACTCAAATGGGATATCCAAATTCCAGTGTCGAATGTTGACAAACTTTTCTTGGGCGTAGTGTTTGTGAAAAATCTTTGACAACTCAATCGACTCTTCATCCAAGTCAACCATGTGAATCTGTGCTACGTCTAGGTTCTCACAGATCAACGGGACCATAGGCATTCCTAACCAAGAATTTAGGATCAGTACTCTGAGACTCCCAGGCTTTGCATAGTATTCATCAAGATACTTTTGTAGTTCCTCGACCAACCAAACACTTGATTCCACGTTGTTCTCTGACAAAGACTGTCTGAAGTCTGCCAGTTTGTGTGGCATCTTATGTTCTATGATACTTAGGGCCTCGCCCCAGTGTTTGAAATTATTTAAGAAATTAAAATTTAACATCTTCACTTTTTCCCATTGAGTCAAATATACAAATGTATGGTAGTTCTCGGTAGGTATGTTTTTCTATGTCGTGGGGAAAAACAAATCCTTGGTTGAAACTATACACCCATCCAAGGGGGAACAGTTTTGTTTTGATTACTCTTCTGTTGTAGAAGAAGTTATCAAGACCACGATAATACCACAGTATTTGTTCTTTATACTTGTTGAAGTATTCGGTTAGTTCTCTAGTATTTAGACTGTCATTCCAACGCAACACGGATGAGTTTAAATCCGTAAACTTGTGAGGAATGTGTCTAGTGTCTTTGTATTGTGTTTCAAGATCGTGCCACCAAGTCTTTACCATACACAAACAATCTTCTGGGTCATACTCAGCTATCACATCAACATTTTTTTGGATGATGGTGTCAATGTCAAAAAACATCTTCTCGCCTTTTTGGGTCACGATGCTGTCGTCGAACAGGTACATCTTGTTCCACCACTTTTGTAGTTTGTTGCCGCCCGGCAGAGTCAAAGGCTTAATCGATGGGTCCAATCCTTTGGGGTCTTCTGTTAGACAGAAAAAATCAAAGTCACATGTTAGATATTTCAAACACTGTTCATAGATACTGTTGACATGTTGGTGATTATATTTGTCACCCCACTTTACGGTATAGATGTTCATCGCCAATGCTCCAGTAATTTAGGATCAGCAAGTTCATCTTGTTTCGTGTGACCTCTACTCTTATCCTCAAAGGGCAACAGATCAACGTTGAACACGCAGATGATGCAGTTTGGTCTGTAGATACCAACGTTCAAATCGTCTTCATCCCATGACCGACCACGGTTGTATGAGTATGCCATCCAAGAAGGAAAGTGATCCCACAAGTCTTCACCGTATCTACCCCACTTCCATGAATGATAGTTATCGGTTCCGTCAGTGTATGTGAACCAAATCTTCTTTTGATTTTTTAGCACATCTTCCCAGATACACTCACACTGATCGTCTGACCACACTTGACACGATCCGTTTGTATATGCACCATGAGCCAACTTAAATTGTCTAGTCTCCATTGGTCTGGGGTCTTGCCACCAAGACTTCATCTTGGTGGGTCTTTCCATGTTATATGTTATAACAGGTGTAAGATCGCGTTGAATGATAACATCCAAGTCAAAAAAAACAAAACGTCCAGTAGGCTTATCAGGAGCAAAATTATGGGTATTAAAAACAAAAGTTTTAGGACGATCCCAACAGCGGGCCATACCATACTTAAAATTTTCACTGCCAAACCAATACTTAGGATGAATATCAGGAATGTCAGGAAAAGGGATAACATTAACATCATCATCAAATCCTTCAGAGTTATCGGTGTAGCAATAAAAGTGAAACTCAAACTTGTCTGGAGTATTTCTTTTTGCCATCTCTTTCAATCTGTTGACGAAGTGTGGACCGTATTTGGTTCCCCACTTACAACATACATAATTTACTCTCACTTACACCCCCCACATCTTTTGGTGCATATGTTTAACGGTTTTCGTTTTAGGTGTTGACTTATATTTTCAAAGTCGTGATTGAATATTACTTCACCAACAGAGAACTTACTTAGATCATTATACCGTCTATTGTAGGTATAGTCAAGGGGATGGTGCGGCAATAGTTTATTTTCTTCTACGTCTCTAGAAATAAAGGCGCAGGGAAACGCATTTCCAGCTGAGTTGACATAGAAGTAGCCAGACTTTCTTGAGTCACACCACACGGGGTCTCTCTCTTTCATTTTTCTTTTGATCGGTCTTATCTCATCTGACTTCTTGAACATTTTCAAAGTCTCTAGGTTCACGGGGATGTCACTTGCTATTATCTCTGTTACCCCGTTTTCTGATTCTGCTTTCTGTGGCTGCGGCACATATTGTAAGTTGTCAATGTAGATTGGTTTGATAAAATTTTTGTTATATGTCTGTACGGTGATGGTAACATTTTTTTCTTTGAAGTACTTACAGATGTCCTCTAGGTGTTGCGACTTTGTGGGGTCAGAAGTTTCGCACATAAACGTGACCCAGTTGACTTTGAATTTGTCAAATATATTCTTGATCGATGCCGGGCTGTGTTCTTTGCCGTTTACAAATAGGTCATTGAATTCATCTCCGGTGTCGTTCTGCGTTGTACTCAATTGAATCAGAGCTCCATCTGGAGCACCGTCATCATACAGTCCGTGATATAGGTCACTGAATTGTTCCCCATGCATTTGAAAGTATTTTATCAGAGTGTCGTTGTCCGATACATTGTCTTGATTTAGAATCGACAACAACTCTTGTTTCGGCATGATATTATACAGACGTTCAAATACTTTTTCATAGTCTTGTTTATAGAATAGTTCCTTTAGAGTATTAACATAATATTTTTTATACAATGCCTGTATGTCCGACTCCGATGAATCCCAAAATATTCTTTGTAACCCATGTTGTTTGATGTTTTCCATAACATCGTGTTTGATTTTAGGAAGTGTATTATTCTTCCAAAGTCTTTTGTAAAGAGCAAAACATTGTAGATTGCTGACGTTCCAAAAGTATCTCACTGGCCCACAATCTTTTGCCTCTTTATATACTACTCGTTGCATCTTGTTGATATATCTTTGTTTGTAAAAATCATAGATATCATCTGCATCTTTATTCCAATATAGAGATTGGTCACCTTCTTGGAGTAGTCTGTCTTCTGGGAAGTCTGCACAAAATTTCAAGTGCATTGATATCATGTCACCAGATTCAAATAAATCCTTGATGACTCCTTTGTGGTGAGGTTCGATCATCCTGATAAACTTCATGTCTGAGACTTCACGTTCTAGTTCTGGAACAAGTTTTTTGACTTCTTCCACGGGTTTGGCAAAGTATTCTTTTAGTTCTGGAAAGTCTTTGATTAGTTTCTCAGACAAAGATTGTAAATCATTTTGGTCAACCAGACTTTTGATTGACGATACCACATCTTGATTCATGTAGTTTTTTTCTAGTGAGTCATCTGATACGGAATCAAATCCCAACCACTCACGCAGAGTTTCAAACTTACTCGAATACTTTTCCCAATCATCTTTCAATTGGGGCAGGTCTTTCTCAAACTTTGACTGCAATGTATCGTAGTCTTTGTTCTTCAAAAGTTCTGATATTTTATCGGTGTGTTTGTTTTTGGTAAAAAATGTACTAGGAAATTTGGGCAACCAAAGTCTTTCAAACTCTGTCTTGCCGTGCCAGTGTATCAGAAGGTTATAGTCCTTCACATCATGCGGTTTAAAAAACTTTGTTCTCTTGGGTACAACTGGTGCTTCAAAGATACAAAACTTTGGTTCTTCCCTGTATAGATGCGGAGTAACATCATCTGGGTATTGTTGGCCGCGATTATAAGAATACGCCCACTCCGAGGGAAGGAAAGACCAGTACCCATCCCCTACCACTTGGTGTTCTCTCCAAGGATAGTAATTGTCGGTTCCCTTCCAGAAGGTTTTGAATATCGTGTCCTTGTGTTTTAGGACATCATTGTAAATTTTTTCCCCTGCATCGTTACACCACAACATTACGCTGGAGTTATGCAGAGTGCCTCTTATGTCTTTGAAACGTCTATCATGCAACACTGAGGGATTTTCCCAGTTTGAATACAACATGTGTGGTGTTGCAGAGAGTTCAAATATGTCATCGATGTTGTTTTGAATGACAACATCTAAATCAATATAACAGAACGGGCCCTTGGTACGCAACCAATGGTGAGAATTTAGTACTAGAAATTTTGATCTGTCCCAACAGTAGTTCTCTTTGCCGAACCAGTAGTCGGGATGCAGTGGGTCAACTCTGGGTATTGATCGAATGGTTATGCCTTTGTCAATACCATCTGGATCATCGGTGTAACATATAAACTTGTGCCGCTTGGTATAGTTCTGTTGAACCATGTTGCGTAAATTGTTTACATATTCTGCCGAGTACTTATTTCCCCATTTCATGCAGAGAAAGTGCATCATAATATTTTTTTCTCAACTCATCTTTTGCAGTTAGACCATTCATAATCACGATTGGATATTCTGGTTTTATTTTATATCCTCTTGGGGATACGTCTGTGTCGTAATCTACTCCGGCTTGAAACGAGTACATCAATCCCTTGGGAAATGTGTTGTCGAAGAGTTTTTCGTGGTATAAAAATCTATCGTCTCCACAGTATTTAGTCATAAAATATTGATCGTTATCTTCAAAGTAGTCGTAGATATATCTCGCGTCATTCCCGTTCCATGCCATCACGCTGGAATTCCACAATCCCAACCACTTATATGTCCAAGGTAGATCATCAGAACCATCGTCAAAATGATACTTTTTTGGTTTGTTGTAGATTTTATTCTCACTGGTATCCCACGGAGCCTTCCAGTAACAATAACAAATTGTTGGTTTTGAACAGTGGTCGAACAATTTGTCTAGACTACCCTGTATTATAACATCTAAGTCTAGGTAAAGGCAATCCCCTTGCCAATTATTTTTGAATATTTTTATCTTCTCCCAGTGTCCCTCTGGTTCTTCTATTCGGATTTGTTTTATATTTTTGTTAAGGTGTTTGCTGTTCTCGTCATCTACGATGCATATATGATTGTACTGTTTGGTTTTATCATAAATATAGTGTACGTCATCCGCACTATACTTTTCACCATAAAGAACCGTCACAACTGTTTTCATAATATTCTCTTTCTTATAAATAATAAGAACAAAAAGGATAGAAAATGGCCACTGTACAGAATATCACAATAGATCAGGGTACAACGTTTTCCTTGACAATAACTCTGACCAACGATGACGGGACGGCAAAAGTCTTGACAGATTATACCGTGTCCGCACAACTGCGAAAAAGTTATTATACTAATACTTATACAGATTTTACAACAGCAAAAGTAGACGGCACAGGAGAGATAACAATTTCATTGACTGCCGCTCAGACCAGTGATATAAAATCTGGAAGATATGTCTATGACATTGAGATTGCTAGTTCGGTCGAAACTCTGAGAATCTTGGAGGGTATAGTAACCGTAACACCGGAGGTGACTAAGTAATGGCTGTCAACGTAACACTGGGTTCGTCTGGGACTAGAATAGTAACGCAGTCCCCAAGTACTACTGCTAGATTAAAAACAGCAGTAACCAACACATCAAAGACACAGACCTCTACAAGTATCGATGGTCTACAGGGGGTAGACTTACAAAACTTGGCAGACGGCGATACGTTAGTATATGACTCAGACTCGGGCAATTGGGAATCCGCTCCCCTGTCTTCAGCTAATGTAAGTGTCAATTCTATAGATGGTGGAACATTTTAAAAAAAATAAAAACATAAAAACTCTAGGGAGAAAGTTAAATGTCAACAACAATTCAGATTAAAAGGTCAACGGGCAGCGCCGCTCCAGCTACCAGCGACTTGCTCAACGGTGAAATGGCTTATGCACAAGATACCTCTAATGATGGTGCTTCTGCAAAATTATATATGGAGTCGGTTGATAGTGGTTCTAACGCAGTTATTCACACCATCGGTGGTAAGTACTACACCGATGAGGTAGATGGCGCCACTAATGCTAACACCGCATCTAAAATTGTAAAGAGAGATGGTTCTGGTAACTTCTCTGCTGGTACAATTACTGCTGCACTCACAGGCAACGTAACTGGTAATGTCACTGGTACAGTTAGTGATGTTAGTAACCACGATACAGATGACATCTCTGAAGGTTCAACCAACCTTTACCACACTACTGCTAGAGCAAGAGCTGCTATATCTGCTAGTGGTGATATTTCATACAACTCTACTACTGGTGTAATTTCATTTACAAACGATGCCGGTGACATTGAGTCTGTTGTCGCTGGTTCCGGTCTAACTGGTGGTGGAACATCTGGTGATGTCACTCTGAATGTTGGTGCTGGTACTGGTGTTACAGTTGCCGCTGATGCGATTAGTATTGGTCAGGACGTTGCTACGAACGCTAGTGTCACCTTTGCGGGTATTACTGGTCCACTTACGGGCAACGTAACAGGTGACGTTACTGGTGATATTACTGGTGACGTAACAGGTAATGCTGATACTGCTACTGCTCTCGCAACTGCTCGCACAGTTGGTATGACAGGAGATGTCTCATGGACTTCTGCTGCCTTTGATGGTTCAGCAGCAGTAAGTGGAACCTCTACTCTCGCAACAGTAAACAGTAACGTAGGTTCTTTCGGTTCTACAACGGCTGTTCCCGTTATTACAGTCAACGCTAAGGGTCTTGTAACTGCTGTTTCAACACAGTCTATTGCAACTTCTTTTGATGTTGCCGCTGACAGTGGAAGTACTGACACGGTTGCTGGTGGTGAAACACTTACATTCGCTGGTACAACAAATGAGATCGAAACTGCGGTTTCTAATAACCAGATCACTATCGGTCTGCCAGATGATGTAACAATCGCTGGTAACCTTACTGTAAACGGAACAACAACTACTGTTGCCACAACAAACTTGGAAGTGACCGACCCATTGTTCTCAATTGGTTCTGGTAACGGTGCTTCTGACTCTGTTGACCTTGGTTTCTATGGTCTGTATGACACATCTGGTTCGCTAGACCTGTACTCTGGTCTATTCCGTGATGCATCTGACAGTGGTAAGTGGAAGTTGTTTAAAGACCTACAATCAGCTCCGACCACTACCGTCAATACGGGTGGAACTGGATACACAGTGGGTACTCTTGTTGCAAACCTTGAAGGTAATGTAACAGGTAACGTAACTGGTACTGTTTCTAGTATTTCTAACTTTGACACGGATGATCTCAGTGAAGGATCAACTAACCTGTACTACACAGATACAAGAGTCGGTACTTTCTTGGCTGGTGGTACTTCAAAAACTATTGCTAATGCTACCATCGATGGTGGTACTTACTAAATAGTTTACTGAGGGGGGATACGTCCCCCCGTTTTAATATGGAGAATATTATGGACGAAGAATTTTTGCAACTTTATGTGAATAAGTTGACCAGCAAAATTAACGAATTGACCCAAGAGAATTTACTTCTCAAAGCTCACTTGGAGAATGCAAACGCAAAACTACAAGATTCAGCTACAGAAATGCCTGGGTTGTCCGAGCCGGAAGAGAAAAAAGAAAAGAAGTAAATGACGAATATCATCAAGCCAAAAAGAAGTGAATCAAGTGGAGCTCCTACTGCCAGTGATTTAGCTGTTGGGGAACTTGCCATAAACCTAGCGGATGGTACTATCCATTCTAAAAAGGTTGATGGTACGGTTGTCTCTCTTGGTTCATCTTCTTCCTCAGCTGGGAGTATTACATTTGCTTCTGCAAACGATACTCAGGATTTTGGTGATTTAACTACTTTTAGTCATACTGGCGATCTGGGGTCCATTGCAGAAACAGAAAACAATGGACTCACCCCAACAGATTTGGGTCTGTTGCATTACGACGAAATCTTTAGAAGTCTCACAGTCAATATTTCCCTTACTGCAATGGGATTGACGTATCCCACTTCAGACGGTTCTGCTGGCCAGTTTTTAAAGACGGATGGCAGTGGTACGCTTTCTTTTGCCACTGTCTCAACAGATTTGGTGAGTGATACTACTCCGCAACTTGGGGGCGATCTAGATTTAAACTCAAACGATATTACTGGAACGGGTAATATTGACATTACGGGAAACACTGGTCTCACTGGCACTACAACACAGGGCGCGACTGACTTCTACACCAAACAATATGTTCTGTACGGCACAACAACAGATGCCACTGAGACAGAAGTATTGATAGGAGGTTCAACTAGAATTTCTGTACCCTCAAACACAACAATGTTTTATGAAGTAAATATTGTTTCTAGAAGGACAGACGCAACAGGAGAGTCTGGTGCGTGGCACTTGAAGGGTTGTGCAGACAACTTCTCTGGTACTGTCGCTGACGTAGGTGATGTTTACGAAATTGCTGTCGCTCAGGATGATGTAAACATGTCCGTCGATGTTAGGGCAGATGACACAAACGATGCAATCAATGTGTTTGTAACTGGTGTCGCTAGTAAGACGATTCGATGGACTGCAATTGTCAAGACGATAGAGGTTGCACAATAATGGCTCGTAGAAACAGAAAGTTTTTCTTTGATAACGTCAGAGGAAAACTCTTAAAAAATACAAACAAAGGTGTCAAAGATTCTGCCGATGAAGGACTCAAAGTAAGTGGATTTGCCAACACCGCAGTTATTCATAGTACAGATTCTTTTTCAGACGTAAACACGAAGTTTATGACTGCGGCGGCGATTGATGATAGAATCGGCACACGGACAAGCGATCTAGTAGACTCTGCGCCTTCAACTTTAAACACGCTCAATGAACTTGCCGCGGCGCTCGGGGACGATGCTAGTTTTTCTACGACAACTGCAACATCTCTTGGTAATCGATTACGCATTGATGTAGACGATCAGTCCTTAACCTCAGCGCAAAAGACAAATGCAGTGACCAATCTGGGTCTTGCTACTGTTGCATCAAGTGGTGCATACAGTGACCTCACTGGTACACCTACTATCCCAACGAACAACAACGAATTGACTAACGGTGCATCATACATCACAGGGTACACTGTAACCGAATCTGATGTCACTGGTCATCAAGCCGCGCTCTCAATTACTGAGTCACAGATCAGTGACTTGGGATCGTATTCTACATTCAGTGGCGCGTATGCCGACCTAACAGGTAAACCTACATTATTCTCTGGTGCTTATGCTGATCTAACTGGCAAACCTACTATCCCAACGAACAATAATCAATTGACGAATGGTGCTGGATACATTACTTCTGCTGATGGAGGTAATGCTGACAACTTAGACGGATATACATGGGACACTTCTGGTAAAAATGTAAGGGCATCCGAATCTTATTCTGACGGCTGGTTCCGCAATTATAATAGTGGAAAAGGTCTATACAATCAGGCAACTACTCAGCATTTTTATTCTGATAACGACGATGGATGGACGATTGCTGGTGGTACGGGCGCTAACTGGTTAAAACTGTGTGCTGAATACGAGGGTTCAGTGCAGGGTTGGTTTTATGCTGATAATGATTACCAAGGATTTTTAAATCACGCAGGACAGTGGCAATTAAGAATACGAGCAGACGATGGATATTCACCTAGTTTATATTTTCTTGAGGAAAGCAATGAGAGTTGGAGTGGGAATCCTGGATCAAATCAAGGAAAAATTGAGTATCATTCAAATCGTTTTTATATTGCATCTGGGTCTAATTCCACTGAAGTTTTGAGATTAAGACGGAGCGGTGATGATGTTGCCGCGTTCGCCAATGACGGCAGCCTAAGATGTCAAGGAAATATTACAGCCTACTCTGACCCATCAGATATTAAACTAAAAGAAAATATAACTAATATCCCCAACTCTCTTGATAAAGTAAAGTCTCTAAACGGAGTGCAATTTACATACAAGAAGGATGGGGGTAAGTCTAGTGGTGTTATTGCACAAGAAGTTGAAGCGGTGCTGCCGGAGCTTGTTTATGAGAGTAAAGACCTAGATACCGACGAAGCATTTAAAGTCGTGAGGTATGGAAACATGGTAGGACTATTAATTGAAGCAATCAAAGAGCAACAAGAACAAATTGAAGAATTGAAGGAGATGATCGGTGGCTCTTCAGAGTAGTGGAACAATCAGTCTCAACGATATACACATTGAAGCTGGGGGATCATCAGGTACACTTTGTAGCATCAACGACTCAGATATTCGTGGACTTATAGGAAAATCGTCGGGTGCGGCATCCTCGTTTAGCAACTTCTATGGTGCATCTGCTGTTTCTGTAAGTGTGTCTAGATCAAGTTGGTATAACACTGGATCAGGAACAAGCAGTAGTAAGTGGACAGGATACTCACAGAACAAATCACACAATTCTCAGGCAAATATTTATTTTAATGTTTCTGGAGGCACTGCTACGTTTAATGTGAACGCTGTAATAAGTAGTGAACGAAACTATGACTTTGGATATGTTTATAACGGAGGATCACAGTTGTGGCGTCAGTCTGGTAGTGGTTATAGTTACAACAACAGCAGTTTATCGATTGGAGCAGGGTCGTACTTACGTTTAAGATATACTAAAGACTACAGTGTTTCTAGTTATGGAGACGATTTGACACATACAGTATATTGGTCATAGGTAAAAAAATGAATTATTCTTACGAAATCTTAAAAGCAGAACCCAAACACAAGTTCCTCAGTGTTAGATATTTCGCTGAAGGAAAGGATGATTTTTTCAAAAACTTCAATCCAGAAAATTGGGAAGCAGAAGCGATTACTGGTTTAATTGAAGATCACGCTCAGTTTGTCGTTGCACACTGGGACTATCAAGAAACTGCTACTGAAACTAGTCCCCTGTCTGTGGGTGATATCGGCACATCAAGTGCGACCGCTTGGACTCCCCCTCCTCCGCCTGGGTTTGATGACCCTACACAAGAAGAGATGGTTAGACAGGAAAGAAACTATCTATTGAGAGAAACTGATTGGATGATGTTTTCTGATACAGACTCTCCTTCTCAGGCCTGGTTAGATTACCGCCAAGCATTACGAGACATTCCAGAACAGTCTGGGTTTCCAACGTCGGTCACTTGGCCCACCAAACCCGCATAATTATAAATAGGTAGTAAATTGAATCTTTATAAAGAGATAGAATATGCCTACTAAACTACAACTTAGACGGGGCACCACTACTGAACACAACAGTTTTACTGGAGCTGCTGGGGAAGTAACATTTGATACCACCCTTGATACCATCAGAGTACACGATGGTAGTACGGCGGGTGGTATTCGTCTAGCAAAACATTCAGAAGTAACTCTTGAAGACGTTGTTGGTGGTGCTGGTCTTACTGAGTCTGGAAGTACAACCGTTACTCTTGCTGTTGGTGCAGGAACAGGCATCACAGTCAACGCAGATGATATTGCGGTAGATACTGCAACCATCTTTGCCTCTGCCGCTTTAACTGGTACGCCGACTGCTCCTACCGCGTCTACGGGAACCGATACAACACAGATTGCAACTACCGCATTTGTTCAACAAGAAATTACTGCGTTGAAGGCACTGTTGTACGCATACGAACAATCTTAATAGGAGACACTAATGGCATTGTCTAGCAGACAAGAACTGATTGATTACTGTCTCAGGCGACTTGGGTTTCCTGTAATTGAAATCAACGTCGATGAAGACCAAGTATCCGATAGAATAGACGATGCGTTTCAATTTTGGACAGACTATCACTTTGATGGTTCGGAAAGAACTTACTTTAAGAAGGCGCTAACAGGTTCTACAGTAAACCTTCAAGCCTCGCTGGCAAGCAACTTTCATATCGGTGAAACCATCACTGGGAATACTTCTGGAACAACAGCTATAGTAAAAGAATTGGACGGTAATAACATCTCCGTAGAGAAGTCCAAGGGAACTTGGGAAGCCAGCGAAAGTATCACTGGTGGAAATTCTGGTTACACTGCAACACTTTCTACTACACCTTACACAAAGGGCGACATTGAAAATGGTTATGTCGAAGTAGGAAATAACATCTTGAACATCACAAAGTTGTTTAAGTTTGGAAAGTTGTTGGGAGGCACTAAGTCTGATGGATTATTTGATATAGACTATCAGTTTGCATTAAACGATATGTACAACCTGATGTCGGCGGATGTCACATATTACGCCATGACAAAAACTCATCTGTCAACTCTTGAACAACTGTTCCGAAACGAAAGACAAATAAGATGGAACAGAAAAACAAATAGATTGCACATTGACGCTGATTTGTCAGAGACATATGATATCGGCGACTTTATTGTTGCAGAAGGATACGCTGTGCTAGACCCAGCGCAATTTACGGAAGTTTATGATGATATGTTTCTCAAGAGGTACTCCACTGCTCTTATCAAAAGACAGTGGGGGGAGAACATGAAAAAGTTTCAAGGCATTCAAATGCCTGGTGGCGTAACTCTCAACGGAGAAACGATATACCAAGAAGCCATACAGGAGATTGCACAGATAGAAGAAGAAATGCAACTCAAGTACGAACTTCCCCCGACACTTATGGTGGGGTAACTAATGCCCACTAACTTTTATTTTCAGTCCGGTAACACAATGGGTACGACCAACGAACAAAGGTTGGTCGAGGACTTGGTTATTGAGAGCCTGAGAATATATGGACATGATGTTTACTATCTCCCAAGAACAGTAGTGAACAGAGACACGATATTTGACGAAGATTCTTTGTCTCAGTTTACTCAAGCGTATCCCCTAGAAATGTATTTGGAAAACGTTGATGGTTTTGAGGGAGAGGGTGATCTTTTTTCCAAATTTGGTATTGAGATAAGAGACTCGGCAAACTTCATCCTATCAAAGAGAAGATGGGAACAGATGGTTGATAGTACTGGTGGCCAGTTTCAGTTGGATGCTCGACCGGCCGAAGGTGATCTGTTGTATTTTGAAAAGACGGGTTCTATCTTTGAAATAAAGTTTGTAGAGTTTCAAAACCCCTTCTATCAACTAGGAAAGATTTACGTCTTTAAATTGCAATGCGAACTCTTTGAGTACTCTTCAGAAAGTTTCGATACTGGTCTTGATGATCTTGACGGTGTTGTTTCTGACTTCAGTCTTGATGCATTGAGATTCCAATTTCAGACAGAGAGTGGCGATCTATTGTTGCAAGAGGACGATGGATGTCTTATCTTGGAGGACTTCACTGCACAAAGAGGTCTCATCAACAGTGACAATGACGATCTGGATGTGTTCCAAGAACAAGAGGGAATACTTGACTTTAGTGAAGTCAATCCCTTTGGGGAAATCTGATGTTTAAGAATCAACAATTTTATAATCAACATACAAAAAAAGCAATCGTAGCTTTTGGTACAATCTTCAATAACATTCAGATCAATAGAGTGAATTCTGCCGGAGAAGTAGCCCAGAGTGTTCGTGTACCACTAGCATACTCCCCAAAACAAAAGTTTTTATCTCGTATAGCGCAAGTCCCAGACACCACTACTAGAGGCGAGGTTGCAATTACATTGCCTAGAATGGGGTTTGAGATTCTTGGTTTTAACTTTGACCCTCTCAGAAAATTATCACCGATTCAGAAAAACATTTCTGTCGGTACTGGAGATGACGCCAATACATTCAGAAAAACTTTTGTATCAACTCCATACGATATGCAAGTTGGTCTTTATATCTTTGCAAAGAATCAAGAAGACGGTTTGCAGATCGTAGAACAGATTTTACCATACTTCAATCCCGATTTTAATGTCACGGTAAATGATCTTCCATCTATGGGTATCAAACGCGACATCAAAATAACATTGGACAGCATCGGATTTGAAGATGAGTATGAGGGTGATTTTGCCGCGAGACAAAGTATCATTTGGTCATTGAATTTCACAATGAAGTTAAATTACTATGGCGTTGTCGATAATCAAGGATTTATTAAGAAAGCTATTGCAAAAGTTTTTGAGAATGAGTCAATGGATGGACCCCATATTAAGAGACAACTTGAGATTGCAACCACTATTCCAACCGCAACTGCAACGATAAGCGGAGGTTCTGTCGATTCTATTACTCTCACATATGGTGGAGAGGGATATTCTAGTAACCCACCCAATATAACTGTAGATGGCAACGCTAGGGCTCATGCAGAAATTACCAATGGCGTTGTTACAAAAATCGTAATCGATGATGTAGGTTCTGGTTATGTGACTGCTCCAACAGTCACCTTTGAAGAACCACCGGAGTACAATGACAACCCTTACAAGCATGAACCTTATAGGTTTATTGATGAATTTGAACAAGTATATGAATAGGTGATGTGATGAGCAGAAACAAAGTATTCGATGCTCTTGATAAAACATTTCAAACCGTATCAACTGAAACGACTAAGGTGAACTCCCCAGCCGTGACAGATAATAACGATGTTGATGCAGACTTTCAAAAGGCGAGACAGGCTATGGAAAAGGCCATGTCTTACAGTGAACAAGCCGCAGAAGGTATTTTGAATGTTGCAATGAATAGCGACAACCCCCGAGCCTACGAGGTCGCCGGTCAGATAATCAAGACGATGGGTGAACAGGCAAAAGACATGATGGATGTCCAAGAAAAGAAACATAGGATTGATGTTAAGTCTGGTGTCGATAATAAACCAAAAATTGAAACACAGAACAATATCGTTTTTGCCGGTACTACAAGTGATATTCTTAAAGCTATTCGTGATGAAAAAGATGGGACCGTCATAGACCATGAACCAGATTGAAACCTCATACCACGGCAATCCAAATCTAAAAGCAGTTGGATACCAACACGATTTCACCAAAGAACAACTGGAAGAATTTGTCCGGTGTTCTGAAGACCCCATTTACTTCATTGAAAATTATTGTAAGATTGTAACTCTTGATAAAGGTTTGCAACCATTTAAACTATATGATTGTCAGAAAGTGAAAGTAGATTTTATTATGAACAATCGTAAAACAATCTTGATGGAGGGCAGACAACAAGGAAAAACAATCACCTCGGCCGCATGTATTCTGCACTATACTATTTTTCAAGATAATAAGAACGTTGCGATCATGGCGAACAAGACCGCAGCTGCCAGAGAGGTGTTGTCTCGTTATCAAATCATGTATGAGAACCTGCCTATTTGGATGCAACAGGGTGTAAAGACTTGGAACAAGGGTGACGTTGATTTAGAAAATGGATCAAGAGTTTTCACATCTGCAACCACAACATCTGGTATTCGTGGTAAGTCGGTAAACTGGTTGTACATTGATGAGGCTGCGATCATCCCAAACAACATTGCGGATGAGTTCTTTGCTTCTGTATATCCAACCATTTCTGCTGGTGAGACAACAAAGATTCTTTTGACATCAACACCATTGGGATACAACCACTTCTGGAAATTCTGGAATGAATCGGAGAAGGGTACTAATGGGTTTGAGAATATGTTCATCCACTACACGGAGATTCCTGGCCGTGATGAGAAGTGGGCAGAAGAACAATTTAAACTTCTCGGTGAAGTAAAGTATAATCAGGAAGTTTTATGTGAATTCTTGGGATCAACAAACACTCTTATTAGTGGAAAAGCACTGGCAGTAATGTCATCAAAAGAAATTCTTTACAAGAAAGATGGGTTAGACATTTATGAAGAACCTCAAGAAAATAAATACTATGTAATAACAACTGACACAGCGAGAGGAATCGGTGGAGATTATTCTGCTTTTGTTATCATTGATATTACAGAGATGCCTTTCAAGGTTGTCGGAAAGTTTAGAGACAACAAGGTTTCGCCGCTCTTGTATCCAGACTTTATTGCAAGAGTGGCAAAAGATTTTAACAATGCGTATGTATTAATAGAAAATAATGATATTGGTCAACAGGTAGTTGACATACTGCACCAAGAACTAGAGTACGAGAATATCTTTAGTACAGTGCAAGAAAAAAACAAACAATATGTATCGCCTGGTTTTGGAAAACAAACTACTCTGGGTGTTAGAACATCAAAGGCTGTCAAAAGACAGGGGTGTTTGGCACTAAAAAGTTTGGTAGAAGAAACTAAGTTTTTAGTTTGGGATGCCGACTGTATCAATGAGTTGTCAACCTTTGTGGAAAAGGCTGGTTCTTTTTCCGCTGATGAAGGATATCATGATGATCTGGCCATGTGTATGGTCTTGTTTGCTTGGTTGTCTACACAACAATTTTTTAAAGACTTGACTGATGTGGATATTCGCGAAGGGTTGTATGACTCACAGATAAGGTACATCGAAAGAGACTTGACTCCGTTCGGGTTTGTAGAAACAGGGCATGGAGTAGAGGCAGAAGTAATTGATGGCGACTATTGGATGTGGTCAAATGAGAAAACAGATTTATTATAAATAATTCTCAGGAACACTATTTATTTAGTAAAATAAAAACACGAAGGAGAACAACATGGCTTTCCAGTTATCACCTGGCGTCCTAATCAAAGAGAGAGACCTCACCAACGTTGTCCCAGCAGTAGCTACTACAATCGGCGGGATTGTTGGAAATTACATTTGGGGGCCCGTTCACGAAATTACGTCCGTAGATTCGGAGAACAATTTGGTAGAAAGATTTGGGAGACCAAGTACTACGACTTTCTACGATTTCATGACCACCGCATCATTTTTGGCATATGGGTCTAATTGTTTAACAGTAAGAGAAGTCGGTGCTCTATCCGTGAACAGCGTTTCAGAAGGAACCGCTGTTCTTATTAAGAATGAAGATCACTATCAAGACCAATTTTCACAGGGCACCAACAGTGTTGGTCCTTGGGCATCAAAGTATGCCGGTGGTCTTGGTAACAGTCTCAAAGTTGTTATGGCTGATGCCACTTCAACTTCTAATTTAAGTGTCGCAACTATTACACTAGATGCTTCTGACACTGCTGGTGACAGAACTACTGCAACAGTGGCAATTGCCGCACCTGATTTGTTTGCAGTTGGTAGTGGTGGTATTCAAGCTACTGCAACCGCAACTGTCTCTGGTGGTAACGTTACTTCAATCACTGTTACAAACCCAGGCTTTGGTTACTCTAACTCAACTCCCCCCACGGTCACGGTGACCGCTGATGGTACTGGTGCTGTTGCTGCTACTGCTGTTATGGCAGTTGAGTGGGAATACAAGGACGAGTTTGACAGTATCCCCAATACTACTACTTGGGCTTTAAACAACGGTGCAGAAAACGACGAATTAAACATTCTCGTTATTGACGAAGATGGTGCCATTAGTGGTGTTGCTGGTACTATACTTGAGAAGTTTGCCGGTCTATCAAAGGCAAAAGACGCAAAAGATGATGTCAACTCTACCAACTACTATAAGAACGTAATCAATGATCGTTCTAAGTGGGTTTGGTGGATGGACAATCCAGCCAGTGGAACAAACTGGGGCGCATCTTCAGAAGGTGGAACATCATTTGCCTGCATGGGTGTGGATGATGCGGATCAAAATATCTCTCTCACGGGTGGTATTGATGATGCACCATCAATTGGCCAACTTCAACAGGGTTACGATCTCTTTGCAAACGACGAATTAGTTGACGTTTCTTTGATTCTACTGTCTGCACACCCAGTTTCAGTTGGTGATTACGTTATTGATAACGTTGCAGAGGTTCGCAAAGACTGTCTCGCATTCATTTCTCCGCAGAGAGGAAACGTTGTAAACAACGAAGGTGATGAGGTTGCTGACATTCTTTCTCAACCAGATCACGGTTCTTACACTCGTTCTTCTTACGCTGTCATGGACAGTGGTTGGAAGTACATGTACGATAAGTACAACGATAGATACACATATGTACCCCTAAACGGTGACGTTGCTGGGTGTTGTGTAATTACTGACCTCGGTGATGATCCTTGGTTCTCTCCTGCTGGTTTGAACCGCGGCATCATTAAGAATGCTATCAAACTTGCTTGGTCTCCCAGAAAGGCTGACAGGGATACTCTGTATCAGAAGAGTGTAAACCCTGTTATCAACACGCCTGGAACGGGTATCGTTCTGTTTGGTGATAAGACAATGCTTGCCAAACCTTCTGCTTTCAATAGAATTAACGTTCGCAGATTGTTTATCGTTCTTGAGAAGGCAATCGCAACTGCTGCAAAATTCCAGTTGTTTGAATTCAACGATGCGTTTACAAGAGCACAGTTTGTTGCACTAGTAGAACCATTCTTGCGTGACGTACAGGGACGCAGAGGTATTTACGACTTCCGTGTGGTTTGTAATGAAACAAACAACACGCCACAGGTTATCGACTCTAATGAGTTTAGGGCAGATATTTACATTAAACCTGCTAAGTCAATCAACTTCATCACTCTGACGTTTATTGCTACTAGAACTGGCATCTCGTTTGAAGAACTTGGCGCTTAATAGTACGAATAAATAACAGACAAACTTAGGAGAAAAGTTAGATGAATATTGAAGAGTTTAAGGCAAGACTTGGCGCCGGGGGTGCTCGCCCCAATCAGTTTAGGGTGAAACTCGCGTTTCCATCTTATGTGGTTGGTGTTGACACTTCTTATAGTCTGCTCGTAACTGGTGCCGCACTTCCTGCTTCTAACGTAAACCCCGCGATCATCCAGTATAGGGGTCGCGAGGTGAAGTTGGCGGGAGAAAGAATCTTTGATCCGTGGACAATTACGGTTGTAAATGATTCTGAATTCAGTCTCAGAAGTCCCTTTGAACAGTGGATGAATGGTCTGAATGATCGTGCTGAAAACACTGGTGTTCTTACACCGCGTGATTATCAGACCGACATCGTTGTTGAACATTTGGATAGAAACGATGCAGTATTGCCTGGTGGTGCTTATACACTACGCAATGCCTTCCCTATCCAGATGTCAGAAATCGCATTGAACTATGCACAGAATGATATTTTTGAAGAATTTACGGTGACTTGGCAGTATTCACACTACGATATTGATTAAGTTTTAACCGTTAATCTAGGATAAATTATGGAATTATTTGGGTATAGCATAGAGCGATCCAAACCATCTAAGGGGGAGAAATCTTTTGTACCTCCTTCTGATGATGGGTCGCTCGAAGCTATTAGAGCTGGTGGATACTACGGTACATACTTTGATATCGAAGGTACTGCTAATAATGAAAGCCAGCTAATTAAAAGATACAGGGACATCTCTATGATGGGAGATGTTGACGCAGCTATTGAAGATGTGGTCAACGACTCTATATCAAATCTTGACGATGAAAAACCAGTAGTACTTGATCTTGATAATATAAACGCTTCTGCAAGTGTAAAGAAAACTATTGCAGAAGAGTTTAACAACATCATGACTATCTTGGACTTCAATACGAAGGCGCAAGATTATTTTAGAAGATGGTATATTGACGGAAGAATTTACTTCCACAAGGTGATTGATACAGAAAAACCCAAAGAGGGTTTGAAAGATATTCGTTACGTTGATCCAAGAAAGATTCGCAAGGTCAGAGAGATCAAAAAAGAGAAAGATGCAAAGTCGCAAGTTTCTCTGGTCAAAGAAGTAAATGAGTATTTTGTTTTTGATGAAAAGGGTATTGCTCTCACTAGCAATCAATTGTACAAGACAGATGTTGCTAATGACAAAGCAATTAAGGTTAGTAAGGATGCGGTTGCGTATTGTACATCTGGTCTAGTTGACCAAGATAAAAATATACCACTGTCCTTCCTTCACAAGGCTATTCGACCTGCTAACCAACTGAGAATGATGGAGAACTCAGTGGTGATTTATCGTATCACACGTTCCCCAGAAAGAAGAATATTTTACATAGATGTTGGTAACTTGCCGACTGCAAAGGCAGAACAATATCTTAAAGATGTCATGAACAGATATCGTAACAAGTTGGTGTACGATTCTGAGACCGGAGAAATCCGAGATGACAAAAAGTTTATGTCAATGCTTGAAGACTTCTGGTTACCACGAAAAGAGGGTGGCAGAGGAACAGAGATTCAAACATTGCCTGGTGGTCAGAACTTGGGTGAGATTGAAGACGTAGTTTACTTTCAAAAGAAACTATATCAATCACTCAATGTTCCTGTCTCTAGATTAGAACAACAGGCTGGACTTAATTTTGGTAGGTCGGCCGAGATTACAAGAGATGAATTAAAGTTTACTAAGTTCATTTCTAAACTGAGGAGAAGGTTCTCCGGTGTCTTTGATGATTTGTTAAAGACTCAGTTAATTCTCAAAGGAGTTATTAACGAGACAGAGTGGCCTGCAATCAAAGAAGACATTCAGTATAGATTTGCATCTGATGCTTATTATACTGAGTCGAAAGAACAAGAAGTATTAAGAAGTAGAGTTGAAATTCTTAATCAGGTTGCACCTTATGTTGGACAACTATTCAGCAAAGAATATGTCCAGAAAAATATTTTAAGATTTAGTGACAAAGAAATTGCCTTAATAGATCAACAAATAGGGTCAGGTCAACCAGAAGATAATGTAGTAGGAGATAATAATGAGTGAAGAAGTTGAAAACGTTGAATTGGAAGTACAGGACGAAGTTGGTTCCCAAGATGCTATCAGACAAATGATGGATAAGTGGGCCGATGGTGACCTTGCTGGTGCAAACGACGAATTCTTTTCGATGATGAACAAACGTGCCGATGATATGCTCGCGGTCAGAAAGTCCGAGATCGTACCAGGCATCTTCAACGATCCAGAAATGCAAAAGATGGGTTTAGAAGCAACCCCAGAAGAATCAGAGGAAGAGTCAGATGAAGACGTTTAAAGATTTTCGTGAAGAGGCCAAACCAGTAGAGAAGGTTTCAAAAGAAGAGCCTACTGCGAATCATCCTACTGAAACTGGTACTGAGGGAGACAAGACTCCCCCGAAACAGGGTAGCTCTGAAGAACCCAAACTCACTCACGCTTGTGCTACAAAAGTGGTGCATCCTAAGTTTGGTGAAGGTAAGCCAATCATGGGAGAACACGCAGAACCTGATGCAAACGGGGATGTGTGGTGGTATAAAGTTATGTTTGAACATGGCATTGAAATGTGTGAGACATACGCCTTGGATATTCAAGAAATGGCGTCTCACGGCAACCACAAAAAGAAATACTAACGGAGATAGGTAGATGGCATTCGCAAAATCTAACTTAAAACTGACTCAAGTGCAGGCAGTTGTTAGGTGTACGGGCACTGGTGGTGACAGCGGAACCATCGATATCGACACCGATATAGTCAAGTCGGGAGAGACTGCCTCTAGTCCGACAGTAAACATAACAAGAGTACACTGGAACTGTGACAAAAACGCCGCTATAACTATCACTCGCAACAGTGTTGATATTATGCATGTCCACGGTACTGGTTTTACCGATTGGTACGGATGGGTAGAAAACACTGAAAACGATCAAGACATTGACATTGCCATTTCAAACGGTGATGCAGTTGTCTGGTTAGAACTATCCAAGGTTACTGGATTTGGTTCACAACAACACCAAGATCAGGGAACTTTAGGAGGTAATTAATGAAACTAATAACCGAAGTTACTGAAGATATTCAATATATCTCAGAAGAGAAAAACGGAAAAAGACACCTTTATATCGAAGGTGTTTTCTTGCAATCCAATATCACCAATCGCAATAATCGTTCTTATCCCAAGGAGATTATGCGAGCAGAGGTAGATAGATATCGGACTGAACAGATAGACAAGAAGAGAGCGATGGGCGAATTAGGTCACCCAGAAGGACCGACTCTCAATCTGGATCGGGTATCTCATATGATTACCGGACTTAAAGAAAGTGGTGATAACTGGGTAGGTAAAGCTAAAATCCTAGACACTCCTATGGGTAACATTGTTAAGAATTTGATGGACGAAGGCGCACAACTTGGTGTGTCATCAAGAGGCCTTGGTTCACTGAAAGAGAAGAACGGCATCAATGAAGTACAAGATGATTTTGTTCTCGCAACTGCTGCTGATATTGTGGCAGACCCTTCTGCTCCTGATGCCTTTGTTAGAGGTATCATGGAAAACAAAGAATGGATGATGATAAACGGTGTATGGACCGAAAGAGAAATGGACATTGCTCAAACGATTATTAGAGAATCTAGTTCCCGTGAACTGGAGGAGCAAAAACTCCAAGTGTTCAGTTCATTCCTAGATCGTTTATCAAAGATATAATTTTTTATAAATAATTATCAGTAACGCAAAAATTCTCAAAGGAGACAATCATGAGCGTAGAAAGTAAAATCAGAGACTTTCTGAAGAAGGGTAAGGAGATCGAAGAATCTCTGCAGCTCGCTGAAGAAGTCAATGAACTGGAAGAGAAGGCTGCTGCGGAAAACCTTAAGCCCAATGCAACACCCGGCGATTCCACAAATCCTACTCAGGGTTCTTCTAACCCATCACCCGAAATGCAAGACCTGTCTGGTACAGGTGACAAGCACGGCGGGTTGACATCCTCTATTGGTAAGGCTGCCGCTGACAAAATGAGTCAGTCTGGTGAACTTACTAACTCTGGTGCTGGCGATGCGCCCAACTATGAAACTGACGAAGATCCCCGCAAGGTTGTCAATCAGTCATCTTCAAAGGGCAACGTCAATCAAGAAGAAGTAGAAGAGTCGGAAGAAGAAGTTATCGCTGAAGACGAAACTGTAGAAGAGTCTGAAGAAGTTGAAGTTGTTTCTGAAGAAGAGTCTATTGAAGACGCTGAAGAAGAAGTCGAAGGCGAAAGTCTCTTTGAAGGTGACATCGCTGGTCTGTTCGCAGACGAAGAACATCTTTCAGAAGACTTTAAGGTTAAGGCCGCTGAACTTTTTGAGACAGTAGTTACTGCTCGTCTTGCTAACGAAATCGAAGGTATCCAGGCCGAACTTGCAGAAGAGGCTGATGCCGCTCAAGCAAAATTCCAAGACGATATGGTTGAGAAGATTGACGCATACCTCAACTATGTTTCTGAGAACTGGATGAAAGAGAACGAACTCGCTATTGAACGCGGTATTCGTACTGAAATTACAGAAGACTTTATCAAGTCTCTGAAAACCGTTTTCACCGAACACTATATTGAAGTGCCTGAAGAAAAGTACGATGTACTTGGTGAAATGCAAGCACAAATCGAAGAACTCAAAGGAAAACTCAACGAGTCTATCGAAACACAGGTATCTCTGACTAAGGAAAGAGAAGACATGTTGCGCGATAAGATTATCGGTGAGGCATCTGAAGACTTGACAATGACAGAATCAGAAAAACTGTCATCACTTCTTGCTGATGTAGATTTTGGTGACTCGGAACTGTTTGCTGAGAAAGTTTCTGTTGTTAAGGAAAACTATTTCCCCAAACAGGGTGTAGATACTGCTGAAGTGATGTCAGATACCGTCGAAGGCGAAGGTCTGACCGAATCATCCTCAATCAGTAAGTACGCTCAGGCAATTTCAAAACAGATTAAAAAGTAAAATTTTTATAAATAAACCTAGTACAATTAAAAAAACCCCTAAAGGAGATTACAATGTATCTTTCTGAAGAAATCCAAAAAAAGTGGAGTCCTGTTCTGGATCATCCCGATCTGCAAGAGATTGCTGACCCTTATCGTAAGGCAGTAACTTCCGTAGTTCTTGAGAACCAAGAAAAGGCTCTCCGTGAAGAGAAGAATGTTTTCTCTGAAGCGGTACACGCTAACAACATGTCAGGTGAGATTGATACATATGATCCCATCCTGATCTCTCTGGTTCGTCGCGCACTCCCTAACTTGATGGCGTATGACGTTGCTGGTGTTCAACCGATGACTGGTCCTACTGGTCTTATCTTTGCGATGAAGTCGCATTACTCTTCACAGACAGGTGATGAAGCTCTGTTCAACGAAGCTGATACAGACTTCTCTGGTGCTGGTACTCACGCTGGTTCAAACCCAGTTGACGGTTCCTACACTACGGGTACTGGTGTGTCGCGTGATGACGCTGAGAGATTCGGTGATTCCGGTGGTACTACTCTGAACCAGATGGCGTTCTCAATTGAGAAGACCACTGTAACTGCTAAGTCACGCGCACTGAAGGCAGAGTACACTGTCGAATTGGCGCAAGACCTCAAGGCAGTCCACGGTCTTGACGCTGAGTCAGAGTTGTCAAACATTCTGTCTCAAGAAATCCTCGCTGAAATCAACCGCGAAGTGATCCGTACAATCTACAAAGTCGCTAAGACGGGTGCTGCTTCTACTGCAACGCCTGGTACTTTTGACCTTGACGTAGATTCAAATGGTCGCTGGTCTGTTGAAAGATTCAAGGGTCTGTTGTTCAACATCGAAAGAGATGCGAACGTAATCGCACAAGACACTCGTCGCGGTAAGGGTAACTTCCTCATCTGTTCTTCAGATGTTGCTTCTGCCCTGTCAATGGCTGGTGTACTTGATTACACTCCTGCTCTTTCTACTAATCTGAACGTTGATGACACTGGTAATACTTTCGCTGGTGTACTGAATGGTCGTTACAAGGTTTACGTTGATCCTTATTCTGCAAACACTGGTGCTGCTAGTCAGTTTTACGTTGCAGGTTACAAGGGTACTTCACCTTATGACGCAGGTCTGTTCTACTGCCCATATGTACCTCTGCAAATGGTACGCGCAATTGACCCTGACACCTTCCAACCAAAAATTGGTTTCAAGACTCGTTACGGTATGATTGCTAACCCTTACGTTGTTGATGGTTCTGGTAACACTGACGGTGATACTTTCACTGCTGATCGTAACCAGTACTACCGCGCTGTTAAGGTTTCAAAC